GGATCCCAGTCAGGTTTGTAGTAGCCCTGTTCTTGGATCTCTTTTTGCATTGTGCCGTCCAATGCTTCTTTTGTTCTTTCGGCAAAGGTGGTTACAGAGGATGCAGTATCTTGTAAGCCACCGGATAGGATAGACTGACCTTCTTTAATTAATGCTTTGGCACCCCACTTTTCTGCATTACGTGGGTCATCTTGTTGTGCAATAGCTTGATCTTCTTCGGCCTGTTCTTGTTTTGCGACTTGAGCCTTAGCTTTTTCGCTTTGTTCGATTGTGTCAGCTAATTGATTTACTTGATCGTTTACATAATCAAAAGCCTCTTGGTCTATCTCAAGTTTTACACTTGGATCACTCATAATTATACCTTAGTATTAAATGTTCAAGTTTAGCATTTCATTTATTGCTTCCGTTGATAGTGTGTTTGGATTTAAGAAGGGTGCTTCTTTTAACTCTGGTACAGCTTCAAATAACTTATTATTATCTTCTGATGACAGAGTTGTTTTTGTTCTGTGTGTCTGCCCAATACCAGTTATAAATTGTTGATTCTGTATATTAAGCTCTAATTTTCTTACAAAAGCTTCAGCATCTATGTTATTCAAACTTGGCTGACTTGTCATCCACTCTATGTTGTTATTTTTAAGTGCAACGTCTAATGTTTTAGTGCTGTTGTTTTTGTTGAGAAGTTTGTTCTGATCTTCTACGTTATCTAATTTTTCACGTTCTGGTAATTTAATAATTTTACCATCTTTCATGCGTCCGGTTTTTTCAAGCCTAGTATCAATAACTTCTTCTGGTGTAAGATATGCACCATCTGAATCTTTTATAAAGTTAAAACGTAAATAGTAGGATGGATATTTACTTCTACCACCAGTACGTCTATACTCAGCTGCTATATCTAAATGAGGTGTTTCACCAGCAAAATCTTCTGAGCTGTAAATTAAATTTGGATCGCCTTGTATAGCAGTCATAGTAGCTTGTAGATCTTTTGTAGCCTGCACATCAATAGGTAGTATCTCTTCTTTATCAAACGTACCATCTTTTACAAATGCTTTAGCTTCTTTTATAGCATTGTACATAGCAGTCTTTCTAGGTTGGCCACCAACAACTAACTCTTTAAATCTTGCAGTAATATATTCTTTTGTATTATCTCTAGTTACAATATACTGATCGGTTTTAGCTTGGTTAAGATCTCTTAACTGTTTAGCTTCTTTGACAATAGCGACAACTCTTTCATCCATGCTTTCAGCTTCTTCTTCTGTAAATGCACCTAGTTCCGGTGTGTTTACATATTTCATTTGTGTAGCACGTTTGTTAGGATCTTGTATCCTGTTTATCATTGCTTCAGTTATAGGTAAATTTTTAATTCTTCTACCTGTGATATCAATAATAATCTGCTCGTCAGGAAAGTAATTAGACGATATCATATTTTTAATAAAGTCTGGCAATTCCTCCTCATTTTTTATACGAAATCTTTTTTTAAAATCTAAAGTATACTGCTTGGTTTCTAAGAAACTTGGATTAGTAGCTAAAAATTCTTTATGCTCATTATTGCCCCAAGAATCTATTTCTAACTTTTTATTTTCAATTTCTTGTTCAGCAGCGTTAGTATTAAATTGTTTTATAGCACCTCTTATATTGTCAGCTAAAGTTTTTGCCCCTTTAGGTGCAGCTTTACTATCTAACGTGCCTTTTGACCCATTAAATTGAAATATAGTACTTAAAATTGTTTCGCCTACGGCAGCGTTTACGCCACTTTCAACATCCGTAAACATAGGTATAAGTTTTTCAGAAAATTCTTGAAAAGATCTAAGGCTAGCAAAAGAAGATGAGTAACCAGCTGCCTCTAGTTCTTCTTTTCTGTTAGTAATCCAACCTTCTTTACCTAACATATCCTGAGCCATAGTTTCGGGATTCTTAACCATAGCTTGTATTTCTTGATTGGTTCGGAAATCTACTTGTTTAGCCAGTATTGATGCTCTATCTGAAGACCACAACTTGATTAAATTATTCTCAGCATTTTTTAATGATGGCCCTAGATACTTACGAATCTCACTTAAAGTAAGTTCTCTTCCTCCAGCTGCTCTTCTTTCACGTATGAAATGCTGCATTGCAATAATGGTAAGTTCTCGAATATGAGCTCGTGCGTCTGCATGTGTAGTGTTATCGTTTAAAATTCTTTTATCTAGAACTTCAAAACTATTATCTTTAGAAGCAACTTGTAGTAAAGATAGTAGTTGACCAGAAAAGTCTTTTATGTTATTCTTAGAATTAAGATCATCATTATAACTAAATCCACCGGACATAAGTGCATATTGAGCATCTGATGCAGTCTCCCGTTCTTCCTGAGTGTTGTTAGGATCATTTGCATCTGCCCCTGCTTGAGCTGCAATCTTTTTTTCTTCATTCCTTATAGACCTCTGTTCGTCGTCTATTCTATTTTGTTGATCTAAAAGATCTTTAGATTCTTGCCATAAATCAGAGGTGGGGGTGTAAGTTTCTCTAAACTCGTTAGCTTCTTTTACTTTTTGATATATTTTACCAGCTTGCTGTGCAAACTGTGTTAAAGCTTTTAAGTTGTTATCTCTGTTTTGATAACGTAGTTTTTCAAGCTCTACCATTTGATCGTAGAAAGCTTGAGTATCCTTGATGTTAGCGTCGATCTCTTTATTGACCGCACCGCTTAGGTCAGCCTCAGTGCTTAAATAATTAGTATTCTGAGGCTGTCGTCTGAATGATGATGTCATAATTTAAAATGCACTTACTATGCTTGCTACCTGACTTGCTATCTGTAGAGCACCACCTAGTCTGTTTGTAGGAGGCATCATCACAGGTGCACCATATGAACCCGGTACTCCTAATGCTTCACGTCCTCTAGCGTTTGCAGCTAAGAATCTGCGTTGAGCAGCTGTCTGCATATAAGCCATATCACGTCCAAACGTATTCCTGATAGTATTATCTATCTGTGCTTCTCTACGTAATAAATCTTGATACTGTGATACACCATATCTTCTTGATCTACCACCTTCGTTTACTTTTTTAGTTTTAAAATATTTAGCTACAGCGTTTTGTTTAGCAGTTCTGCCTCGACCTTGAAGTTTTAAAGCTTGAGAGTAAGCGTCACTTACATCACGACTGTATCCAAGAACATTTCTTTGTTTAGTTCTTGCGAATGTTGTTTCTTTATTAAAGAATTGTAATGCTTTTTGTTTAAATACAGAATCCTTTTCTAAGGCTCTTTGTCTAGCAGCAGCTCTCGCCCCTGCGTTAGCGTCTATGCACACGGCAAAATTCAATAAATGTTACATTGTTTGGTCCATGTTTTAACTTACGTAAAAACTTGAAACCTAGAAACTTGAGCAATCTAAGATGTGCTTTGTTTCTGCTGTCAACTATATTCCAGAGGAGGGGCTCAGTACGGCTATCGACATACCGCTTGGCCTCTCTTGCAAATGTAATTGGATATCGGTGTATATCTGGAGTGCAAAGCATCCATATGTCACCTTGTTGTCCTACTCCGGCCATGCCAGCAGTCTTGCCGTCAGGCACTGTAAAATACACGTAGGAGGGATTCTCAGACATCAAAGCGGGTAAGAGGGCTGATGGTATCCCATGGCCTTCTTCGACCTCTCTGCGGTCATCTGAGCGTAAATTAGTGGCTACTTCGACGGCAGCCTCCAATGTAATTGGGTGTATATAATTAGACACGTTGATAAAATCTGGGTGTATAGTCACCTTCCCAAGATACACTACGCAATGTAGCAGGGGCTGGGTGAGAAGATTCAAGTACTACGTCAACATTTATGTTTCTTTCATATACAGGAACAGTCTTAATAAACTCTTCTACATATGGTGCGTCTGATACGTCGTACTCGTTAAGTGTAGTAGACTCATATATTTCTGAATAGTCTACTTTACCTACACGTTTAAGTGTGGTTTTATATAGACCTATCTTACCAAAGTGTAATTTGAGTCTATGTAAAATTAGTGATGAATTAACATCAGCGGTAGTTGAATTACCGGATTGTTTAGTTGGATAAAATGTTGGAAACTTAACCTCGTAAGGGTAGATGTAACCAATCTTTAATGTAGCACCGGACCAGTTACCTGTTACAGTAAGTGTAGTACCTGATACTGTAGGCTTTCCGTATCTACCAAGTCTTGCTGCATTAGTGTTAGTATCAACGATAACTAAATCGTGATTAGGTGTTGTGACTGAGCTTAGCCAGCCCACATTACTGAAGGTTGTGGTGTTTGTAACTGAGTTAAAGCTGCCACCGCTAATATCAGTATAATTATCCACATGAAGTAAGTAGTTGACATTATCTTGTGTAATAGAGGGTTCTGATTCTGTTTGTACTAATTTGATACATTGTAAATAATGGTCAGTATCTAAAAAATAGTACTCATCATTAATAATAAAATGATATAGTAAAGGGTTATTGAATTTCCATTTAAACCACGCAGCCTGCTGCCTTTTATCTGATACTTGAAAGTATTTATAACCAAATACCGTATCGCAATTAGTTTTACCTAATAATACCATAGAGTTTTCTCTAGAGTTAGTCAGTAAATCTATATCTTTTGGCAATAACGTAGGTACAATTTTACTTACTTCTACAACATTAGGTTCACCTTCACGACGTATGTTTGCCATTTCATTGAATCGACTAAACTTACCAGAGTTGTCAACATAAGCTACAGTTGTACCTAAAGATATAGGTGATATAGCTTCATTGTAATTAAAGGTAGATACACTACGTAACTTGGCAGTATCAGGGTTTAGAACTGTATCATCGGATGAAAGTAAAAACTGTTGGTTTGAACTAAATACAAGTAAACCTGTGTTAATATCTATACCATCAAATAATTCAGACGGGAATGTAGAGGCGGCTGATATATCAATAGGATCACTAGCTGAGACTGTTAAAGCTGTTTCTGCAAAAAAGTCAGGTTTATCAATAGTTCCCGGTCTTGACAGTATTACATTTTCACCTGATAAAAATGCTAATCTGTTACGAAAGAATAAAACTTTATTTATTCTACCAACAAAAGTGTTACTACTTGATTTCGGCAACCCATCGCTGGTTTTAATAAATGATGGTAACGGGTTAGTTAGTTCATCACCAACTCTTCTTTCCTCGTACGCAAAAGGTTTAACAATAAATGTATTAGCAGTAGCTGTACGTTGAATAATCAACGGCATGTTAGTTAGGGTTTTAGGTATCCCCGGTTCTGCACACTCGACCCAAGATCCAGACCCATCTTTTTCATTCTGGCCGTCAAATCTAAGGTAGTAATCATCTTCATCAGCACGCAACGCATTAGTTACTTTTACTATATAGTCATGTTTACATTGATTAGGTAGATTTTGTACATCATTTATAGAGGATTGAAAGCAACGCATTAGGTCATCTTCAACAACCTCTAATTGAAACTGGTTAGTACTCGAAAAGTATATACCGTTACCTATATGTTTAGCATTTACAAGATTATTACCATTACTATCTTTTGGCAAATTAGCTATAATACCACCTATAATAGTATCAGCTGTTACTGCTGTATCTGCATCAAAAGGTGTAGGCTCTGGTCGTATAATACCGTCTCCGTTATTGCTAATTGTAGCGTTAAGTTCAGTAGATTCATTCTCCTCTACTTCTATAGTATAGTTAAAGTTTTCTGAAGCAGAATCTAATGTCACTGTGACTCTATCACCTACTTCCCAATCTTCTCCGCCATGTAGTAGTACAGCTTCTCTGCTATAACTACATCTATAATCATTACCACCGGGTCCGTTTTGACCGGCAGAGTAGTTTGGACTAACACCTTGCTGACCTAAAGTATTAACTCTAAAAATTAAGTTTGATTTATCTTTGTGAGGTCCTTCAAGAGTACAAGCTGCACTTGTGTGGCTACCTTGATCGCTAGCAGCTACATATAAAAAGCTATTATCATTAACTTTTGTAACTACAACTTTAGTTAAGTTTGTAAAACCTGATGCACTTGATGTAATATTTATCTGATCTCCAGTTTTTAAACCATGACCAACTTTATCTACAGTAACAGTTCTATTTGCATTTCCAGAAGAGTCTGCTGATGTTGTAAAAACTGCTGATGTTGAAGTAGTAATTGCAAAATCACTACCTGAGACACTAAATACCTGAGTACCTATGCCGGGACAACTTCCTGTACCGTCTCCTTCATTTAATGTATCACTCTGTATTTTAATACGTGTAGCACGTTTTAGAGTTGTGGCTGTAGTATTGTTACCATGTAAATTTATAGCATACTGCCTACCGTTTTCTGTACGTAACAGCTCTAAAAAACCGAAGTGAGTATCTGGTCTAGCTTGTGTAGTATTAGCATGACCTACAGCTGTATTAGCATTACCGGTGTCACGGTTACACACAAAAGTTGTATCGTTAATTGTTAAGAACTGTAAGTTTTCTGGTGTTCCTGTAGATAGATAAGATTTCTCTATAATACCCTGAGCTCCAGAGTTATAGGTTACAGTCATCTCAGCACCAGCGTTAGTTCCACTTGCTTTCCATATTCTTACGGTACCAGCACTATTTATTTGTCCAATATAAGAGCCCTCGCTTTCGTCACGATAATAGTGAAACCACGAACCTCCAGTCTGTACATTAGGTAGCTTGTCAGCTCCTTTTCTTTCAGCACCCGGCCTTTTAAAAAGACCTCTAGTCAGGTCAGGTATTGCATTTATTACCTCTGTTACCTGACCGGGAAACTTTAGATTGTCAGGCTGTTCTGACATTCCTAATGAGTATTGAGGGATAGTTTGTGTAACGCTTGCCATTATCTTCTAAGGTTTCTCCAAGGTTGATAGGTTTGGTATGAACTACCATCTTGAAATCCAAACATACTATGATCTCCTTGATTACATTCGTACTCCGTAAGTGCAGCACGTGCAAGAGATTCTTGCTGTGTTAATAATCTAACAAGCTGTGGGTTTGCAACTAATTTAGTAGCAGCAACTCGAGATGCTCTGTATATTATGTATCTTCTAAAGATGATAGGTAGATCTGTAAAGTTATATAGCTTGACAACATCTAAATACATGTCTGTGTCAAACTCGTCTTTGTTATCGTTTGCAGATAGTTTATCATATAAGAATCCGTTACGTCTTACAAGATCATAACGTCTATCTATTTGATTGCCGTGGTAATCCATGGACAATATGTCATTACTAATTGTAATTTTTTTAGTACTAGAGTCAGGTTGAAATTTTACATTGTATTCTGAATTAAAATGCCACCCTTCTGCCTGCGTGTCTACGTTAGCATCACGGAGTAGATTATAAATCATTGCTACTTCTGGATTATCATATGCTGATATACCATCTGTCACGCTGACAGTACCTAGTGTTGTGATTGGTGCTTGTCCGATAGCTCCCAGTATAGAGTTCACTGCGGATAGTTCGGTATCGGTGTCAATAGTTGTGGTCGCCATAAGAAAAAAAAAGGGGGGAGGGTATACCTCCAAGCCCCATATAAAAAATAAAAATTAAGCGTTTGCAGGATATGTAGTTCCAAATGCAGAAGGCTTAGTTGTTGTTCCAGCGAACAATTCAACACAAGCAGCTGGATTTAGGAAGTCTGCACCCATTGCTAAACGTCCAAGGATTACGTCACCTTGGTAAACAACTGAAACATCACCTGAAGTTACCTGAACCTGTGGTCCGATAGCTTCTACAACACCAGCACCTTCTCTTTGGAAGATAAGTCCGCAAGTGTTTGCAAAGTCGGTTGAGTTTCCGTAGTTG